CCCATAATGAGAGCGCTCTAAATGGCTGGTAGACCTCGCAAGCCTATGAAGCACCATATCGCAAGCGGCCAAGCCAAGCGGCATCCCGAGCGGATGTTAAAGCGGGAAAATGAACCAACCGACATACCTGGCCTTGGCAAACCACCAAAACATATTCGCGGGAATATATTGAAAGCATGGAACCGCATAATTAATACTTGCGCCGCTGGTGTACTGAAACAGTCTGATGAGATTTCTGTTGAGTTAGCCGCTCGACTTTTAAATAAAGTGTCTGGTAGAGGCCGAAGTGCCATCACGATTAGTGAGCGTCAACAATTAATGACGCTGTTGAATAAGTTTGGTATGAATCCGTCTGATCGTAGCCAGGTTAGCGTTATTACTAAAACACGCGATAATGAATTTGCTAGCGTTACGCGCCCAACGGAGGTTAAGTAATGCCAATTCAACCCCGCCAGTCAGGAGCGATATCCGTTACTGTAATATCAGGATTGCCAGCCTCTGGGAAAACAACTTATGTGCGTAAGCATATGCAGCGTGGCGATCTGATTGTCGATTGGGATTTTTTACACATGGCATTATCAGGAACGTCGAGGCCATGCCCGGAACAACTTGTGCCATTCGTTGCTGAAGCTAGGGATGTGATACTAAAAAGACTAGAACGGCCAGCCCAGGGCGTGCGTAACGCATGGGTCATTATCAGTAATAAAGGCGATGCGATAAAAGCGGCGGGCCGGCTTGGGGGGAAACACATTCACTTAGGAATTGATGAGCCTATTCTCCGCCAACGTTTTCAAGGTTCAATTAGAACTCAATGAAATACCCACACGTTACAGCGGGACTTCGATACATCGATAAAGTATTAGATGGAACCATCCCAGCGTGTCAGTGGGTAAAATTAGCATGTCAACGTCACTTAAATGATGTTGCTGCCGCTCGATTTATATTTGATAATGAAACTGCAGAATTGGCGTGTAGATTTTTAGAATTATTCCCGCATACGAAAGGCAAGTGGGCTAAGCGCGGCATTCCGTTTCGGCTATCACCATTTCAATGTTTTGCTACTATGTCGATCTTCGGCTGGCTGACACTAGATCATTCACGTCGGCGTTTTAATCGCGCTTATTTATCTATGCCTAGAAAAAATGGCAAGTCAGATTGGGCTGCTCGTGTCGGATTATTAATGTTAGCCAATGACGGTGAAGCTGGCGCGGAAGTATATTCTGGCGCTACATCTCAGAAGCAAGCGATGGAGGTTTTTCGACCTGCGTGGCGTATGGCTAAAGCCAATCAGAATTATCAAAATTACTATGGTGTAACCGTACCGAAATCAGATTTATCACCATTGTTTTTACCTCAAGATGGATCTCGGTTTGTTGCCGTCATTGGTAAACCTGGCGATGGCGCGTCACCAAGCTTGGCGATTGTCGATGAGTATCACGAGCACGATACAGACGAATTATTAGACACAATGGAAACTGGCATGGGTGCGCGGGAGCAGCCGCTGAGCCTGATTATTACTACAGCCGGCTCGAATCTTGGCGGTCCCTGCCACGCACTACAGTTAGACCTTCAGCAGATTCTTCAAGGTCATGTTGTAGACGAACGATTTTGGGGAATCATTTATACTATCGACCTTGAAGAAAAGTTACCTGATGGAACTGTAGTTCTAGCGGACGATCCGTACACGGAAGATTCCCTACGCAAAGCTAACCCCAATTATGATATTTCGGTCGATGCAGAATTCTTAAAAAGTAAAATGATGGAAGCTGCGCGGAAAAGCTCAAAGCAGGGAATTTTTCAGACGAAACATTTGAATATATGGGTTGGTAGCCGCAATGCATTTTTTAATATTAAAGTATGGGATACATGTCCTAAAATTAATATAGATATGTGTCGCGGCCACGAGTTATTTCTGGGTGTTGACCTTGCATCGAAACGTGACTTGGCTAGTATTGCAGGAGTATTTAAAATGGATGATGATCGGCTGGCCGTATTCGGCCGACATTATCTACCGGAGTCTGCGACTGAAGGGGAAGAGAATCAGATCCGTGCTGGCTGGGTAAAAGATGGAAATTTGATCGCCACGCCAGGTAATATGATCGACCATGACCGTATCGAGCAAGACATCAAAGATATTTATGATCGATTTGGTGTCACGCAGTTAGGCTTTGATCCAGCCCAGGCTCCAATGATGATGACACATCTTCAAAATTACGGTATTGAGTGTATTGAAATACGCCCAACGACTATGAATTTTTCTGAGCCGATGAAGACTTTAGATGCAATGACATATGCAAAGTTGATTAGTCACGATCACAATTTAGCAATGAGATGGATGATGTCAAATGTAGTTTCAAAGACCGACAACAAGGACAATGTTTATCCAAATAAAGAAAAGCCAGAATCTAAAATTGACGGTCCTGTAGCATTAATTATCGCAATTAATAGGGCACTAGCCAGTATTGAAGACAGCAGGTCGGCGTATGATGATCCGGACTGGGAACCGGTGATGGCGTGAGGCGATTAGATATCTGGGATGGTGCGATATTATTAGGTGCAGCTTGTATGATCACTGGAGCCTTAATGATTTATGAACCAGCTGGATGGATTCTAGGAGGTTTGTGTTTATACAAAATTGGCGTAACTGTAGGTAGTCGCTAATGGGAATTTTGGCTAGAGCATTTGCCGCTAGCGAAGGTGATCTGCTAGATAATTCTGGAGTGTGGACGACCACTGACGGTTTTATGTTACAGTCGCCAACCAACGCTGCCGGTGTCACAATTTCTGAGCAACGGGCACGACAGATTTCAGCAGTTATGGCATGCATTCGCGTGCTGGCAGAAGACGTGGCCAGTCTCCCACTTCATATTTATCGTCGCACTAGTAATGATGGTCGTGACCGGGCAACTGGGCACCCGCTATACGATGTGCTGCATCGTATGCCGAATCGCTGGCAAACTTCATTCGAGTGGCGTGAATTAATGATGTATCATGTCCTTATGCGCGGAAACGCATACAGTGAAATTATAACTGGTCCGCGCGGCTTTGCTGACCAATTAATTCCGTTACATCCAGACCGCATTCGGCCTTTTCAAATTAATGGCAAAATGGCCTATGAATATACACCGCTAACAGGAAAGCCGCGAACTTTATTGCAACACGAAGTATTTCACGTGCGGGGGCTAAGTGACGACGGAATTGTCGGATTATTTCCTTTGGAAATACAAAAAGAAGTATTCGGAACCGCTATCGCAACCGAAGACTATGGTGCTAGTTTATTTCGGAACGGCGCGCAGATTGGAGGTGTTCTCAGTCACCCGAAACAATTAGGGGCAACGGGCCGCGACCGACTTCGAACGATGCTGCGGGATTTTACTGGCTCTCGTAAAGCCTTTAAAACTCTAGTCGTCGAAGATGATATGAAGTTTACTCCGATGTCGATGCGAGCGCGTGATGCAGAATTTTTAGCATCAAGGAAATTTTCTGTTATTGAAATCTGCCGCGCATTCAGAATGCAACCGCACAAAATCCAGGACCTAGAGCGATCAACATTTAGTAATATTGAGCACCAATCAATCGAACATGTTGTCGATACACTTCGGCCGTGGCTGGTGCGTTGGGAACAAGCCATTTCACGCGATTTAATTTTACGCCCCCAGACTTTTTTCGCAGAATTTAATGTTGATGGATTATTGCGTGGTGATATTGCTAGTCGATATTCTGCGTACGGCACTGGTATTGAAAAAGGATTTTTAACTCGGAATGAAGTACGGCGAAAAGAAAATCTGAATCCTTTACCGGGCTTAGATGAACCGTTGACGGCGATGAATATGGCTGGTGGCTCACCTGCTCCTGACGAGCCGGATGAGAGTAATTCTGGGCAGCGGGAAGCGCGATTCATCCGCGCAGCAGCAGGAAGGTTAGCGAATAAAGAAATTACGGCCGTTCACAAAGCTGTAACTGCACGGCAGGGTGCCGACCTTGAGGCTTGGCTTGATCAATTCTATACGGGTTATGCTGCAGACTTGACATCGGGATTAATGATTCCGCATGGCTTGGCAGTCGAGTTTGCCTTGGCTGCAAAGCAAACCATTTTATCAGCGAACGGTAATATGCAGGATACGATTCGGGCATGGGAATATACGCGGGCGGGAACGCTAACGGAATTAGTAATGACGGAGGCGATATGAATCGAAATAAATATCGGCGCGTGATGGAAGCTGTATTCGGATCGGTATGGGCTATTCAGCTTAAAAAATTTAGAGAAATAACAACCTTTATTAAATTTGCAAATGATGGCGGCATATATAAAGAAGAGGAGATTCCAGAACGAATTGGAATTACTCCTAAATCAGCCTCTAATTTACAACAACCAGGCGTAGCCGTTATCCCAATTCAGGGTGTTATTGCGCAGCGTGTATCACTGATGTCAGATGTCAGTGGTGGTGTTAGCACAGAGCAAATATCAGCAGATTTACGTAACGCCTTAGGTGATGATACCGTAAAATCGATCATGTTCGATTTAGATTCGCCCGGCGGCACTGTTTATGGCGTCGAAGAAGTCGCCGACGAGATTTATCGCGCTAGGGGCCGGAAGCCTATGACGGCCGCCGTAAATTCTCTGGCCGCCTCAGCAGCGTACTGGATTGCCTCTGCGGCTGATCAGATCGTAGTCACGCCGGGCGGTGAAGTAGGATCGGTCGGAGTGTTCATGGAGCATCTCGACATGAGCAAAGCGCTGGAGTCAGAGGGGATGGACATGACACTGATCAGCGCCGGTCCTTATAAAACTGAAGGCAATCCATACGAGCCGCTCACAGACGAAGCGCGAATATTCCTTCAAGGACAGGTTGATCGATATTATGGGAAATTCGTTTCTGCGCTGGCGAGGAATCGCGGTGTCAGCAGCAAGCGCGTTCGCGAAGAATTCGGCGAAGGCCGTGTGTTCGGCGCAGAGCAGGCATTGGAAGCAAAGATGGTTGATCGTGTTAGTACATTTGATCAGACTATAGCGAGTGCTGTATCGGTTCGCAGGAAAACACGACTAGCTGAGCGGCGTATATTAGAAATTCAGAGTTTATAGGTTTGCCGGCACTCCGTTGAGCTGTTGGCATTTGTAATAAGCGTGCTCCGTTGAGCCACGTCGTCCATAATGTTGAAAACATAATGTAGGAGAGTTGAATGAACAAAATCAATGAGTTGAAACAATCCAAAGCTGATTTTGCGGCGCAGGCTGTTGCTTTGATTGCGGAAGCTGGTGATGATGACTTCTCAAAGGAACAGCAAGAGAAGTACACCAAGCTGAAAGCTGAAATTGAGAAGACTCAGCACCGACTTGACCGCGCAATCGATCAGGCAGAACTGGAGCGAACAGCGGCTACGAAAGTGGTTGAAGATACCCGCAGTATTGAGGTAAGGGCGGGATTTGAAGACGATCCAAAGCACGGATTCAAAACATCCCGAGATTTCCTAATGGCCGTTATGCATTCGGAAGTCACGCATCGAGTTGACGACCGGTTAGTAAAGTTCAAAGCACCGGCGGCTGGCTTCCAGGCCGCAGTCGGCTCGGATGAACAGGGCGTATATTCTCCGACATATGGCGGATTTCTGGTGCCGACAACTCTTGCGCCGGGCATCATGTCTACTGATCCTGAAGTTGATTTCCTAGCTGGACGGATCACGGAAATTCCCATGACTACGACGAAGGTCAATATTAACGCCCGCGTTGATAAAAACCACTCGTCGAGCGTATCTGGTGGATTAACTGTAAGCCGTAAAGACGAAACATCGGCCGCTACAAGCAGTCGGATGAGTTTTGAGCAGATCGAAATGAATGCACACGCATTATTTGGTCTGGCTTATGCATCTGAACTGATTTTGCAGGATTCACCAACGTCGTTTGTAGCATTACTCAATGCAGGCTTCCGCGATGAGATGGCATCAAACGCCATGGATGAACGACTGAACGGTTCTGGCGTCGGCGAATATCTTGGTGTTCTTTCGAGCAATAACTCTGCGAAAATATCGCAGGCGAAGGAAGGATCTCAGACTGCAACGACCATCGTGAAAGCGAATATTGATAAGATGAGATCACGGTGTTGGGGGTACGGCAGTGCAGTTTGGATTGCCAACAACGATACTTTTCCGCAGTTAGCTAGCCTGTCCCAGGAAGTCGGTTCTTCCGGTGGCGCACCGGTTGATTATTTCAAGTTCGACCCATCAGGGCCGACTTCGCTTCTAGGACGCCCAATATTCTTTACAGAACATTGCGCTACGCTCGGAACAGTTAACGATATCGTTCTTGGTAACTGGACGCAGTATCTACACGGTACATATCAAGGCGTACAGTCAGCTGAATCTATTCACGTC